CAGATGCTCAATAGCCGTGATATCTTTTGTGCATACGGCATCCTTTGGTGATTTCATCGCAAACGTAAATACCATCGCCTCAGAGTTATACGGGTCAATAGTATGCGGAACTCCCGCCTCCATTAGCGCATCCGTAATTGGGTCCTTGATGTCATTACGCACCCGCCTGTAGTAATAAGGCGCATATTTAGGATGGCATCCACTAGCTGACCCACTTAGTTGGGAAACCGTGCCAGAAGGTTTCACGCAGGTAGTAGCCGCGCTCTGGTTGATTTTCAGCTTCTTAGCTAGCTCTTTGTTAGTGTCAACCACTTCAGCGCGTAGCTTTTTTAGCTCTGCTTCAGATGCGTTACGCAACCAAGGACAATCGTACCAGCCAGTAATTGAGACGCCGAGAAGTCGTTCCTCCTCTGAATTCTGCCTCCATGCTGAACTTAGGTATCTGAAATCCGTGAGGGTCGATTGTAAACTTCCGAGAATGGTTGCGATCCTAAGTTTTCTTGAGAGCTCTCCATACGTATCACCGGGTCTGGCAATGGCTTCAGAAAGGTTACAGAATTGTCTTGACCTGAGGACAATTTCGCTACAGGGGTTTGTTCCGAACTCGTGGTCTGTGTCTCGTCGCTCTGGGCTAAGTCGCTTGGCGGCTTCGCGATTGAATATACCTCTTTCACCTGATTTGCTTTCATATATGGTTCCCCATTCTTTCATGAATGCGCCTACGTCTGGTTTCTCTGTAAACGCTATTGAGTTGTTGGCTAAGGCTCGTTGACCGTCCATCAGATACCACTGGCCTGATTTAGCTGTAGCCATGCGCTGATCTGTGAGGTTGGACAGGGAGATCATTGCCGAACGCCTGACGCCTCCTACTACGATACTCGAAGCAATGTGGCAGTAAATGTCGTGTGCCTCGATTGAGGATAGCTTGCGACCTGACGCACCCTTGATGATGCCTACAATGTTTTTCAACATGGACTCTAACGGAGCCGGGCCACTTGCACGCCCGCCCATGGTCTTCAATTTTGCACCTGCCGGGCGAATGCGAGAGAAATCCCACTGGGGAATCTGTCCAGCATAAGCCATGGCGACAGTCTCACGGATGGCTTTAGCCCAACCGATCTTGCTGTCAGAGACGGTGATCACCGTGTCTGTATCAAACATCTGTTCAGCAATCTCAGGAAGTTGTGAGATGTACTGTCTTTCGACTGAGTACCCAACTCCGGTTCCACACATGAGAATATATGCGGCTTCATCCCACGCACGAAGGTTATCGCACGCTAGATATGCACAATTATATCCCGCGACATTATCTCGCTCTAGAGCTTTTCCAGCAGACATAATGGCCCGCATACTCGGAACTACATCCAAGTTATGTATCGCGTCAAAGAGCTCCTTACGGATTGGTTTTACAATCTTTGGATTGCGATTCTCAAAGAAGTCTAAGTATCTGTTTACCGTTTCTTCCCAAGTCTCACGACGGCCTTCATCATCTAGCCAGCGTGCATACCTTGAGTTGAAGATGTACTGTTCATAACTATTCAATCTTGTCTCCCACGACAGTTTGTCCACACTTACAAAGTTTCTGATCTTTCTTCTTAGGCGTCATTGCACGCCAAATTGTTAATCCCGCTACCAAGTAGAGGATTCCAAGCAGGTACACCCAAAACATAAAGTCCATCAATTCCATTTATCCTCTATTACTGGTTTTGTTTGTGGAAATCTTGGTTCAGGATTTGGTATGAACGCTCTTCCATCTGAGCTCATGCCTGACCAAATTAGGCAAGCCTCGCCGTCTGATTTGTGAATTACAAAGCTCATAGTGGTGCCTGACTCATTGGTGTACAGCAGGTATTGATTACCTGTGTCTAGCCAACCCGCAATCATGGCAACCTCACCGTGTACCTCTAACAGCGTGTCACGCATGTCTGTAGGGGTTGAGCAAGCCAAAAAGAATGGCACCGTTTTTGTATTGAAACTGCTTGGCACTTCTTGGGCTTTTACAAGCTCTGCTGTCCCAGCCAAGAAAGCCATGACAATTCCTATGCCGATAATCCAGTCCCACTTTTTTCGTTCGTTCATCCGTCTATCTAAATAGTTAGTTTTTTGTTTCTGTGTACCCAATCTTCAATTCTCCCGTCTAGTTCCTCTCGCGTTGCAAAAGGAATGTTATCTACATGGACATATGTCTTACTTTGATTTGAGATTAGGAAGACCCAACCTTTATCAGTTCTAGTTCTTTCCAGCCTGATAGTCGGTTCACCTTCCATCCTCCCAAACCCAAAGAACCAACTTATCAATCCCTCATCTCACGCAGTGCGTTTGATAATGCCTCCGATATGCTTTTAGGCTCTGGCTGAAGGTTTCCCCCGCCAGTGGACCCCGGCCTAATTGCGTTAGGTGCGGGAGCAGGTGCCTCCGCTGGAAACGCTTTTGAGATGTAGGCGTACTCGTTAGCAATGAATTGAGGCCAGTAAGCAGGGTGGATGTTAGGGAATTGCTCTTGCGCTCTTTCAAGCAACAATGCTTCCTTCTGAGAAAACTGAGGGTCTTTAGCCTTCATGTCCTCAGACCATCTATCCAGCTCAACGCTAGCGCTCTGTGCGTAAGTAGCGGCTTCCTGAAGCTGACGAGTCTCGGCACCATACTCAGCTTGCTGTTGAGCGTTTTGCTCTTCAACCTGCCTCATGCGTTCAGAGTAATCTCGCAAAGAAGCTAGCTCTCTAGCGGCTTCTTCGGTCACCTCAAACTCTTCCACCTTTGCCTTTAGGTCAGGATGGTTGTTCAAGGGGTCAGCATTGCCTACCTTGTTGCCCGTGTACTGGCTGTGGGCTTTCTCCATTTGCTCCCAGTATTGGGATGGATCACCGCCATTACGCAGGCTTTTGTGGTACTCAAAATAGGCAGTCATGTCATTAGGCGTAACACCACTGTCGCCCATGATCTTGTACAGCTCTTGCCCTTGAGCCCTTACTTTTGCCGCCTCTTCTTCCGCGGCTCTAGCGCGTTCTGCTAGCTGTCGATATCGCTCTTGAGATCGCTCAGATTGTCCGGCAAGCCATGACTCTTCGTCTTCTTCTGGAACATCCCCGGTTCCTTCTTCTGCTCCACCGGCATTATCACCCTCCGATTCCCCTTCCTCAGCCACGGCGGTTTCGGAGGACTCATCGCTCGATTCGCCTCGCATGTTTGAGAGCTCTTCCGCAAGCACCTCTTCGACGCCTTTAGGCTCTTCGACGCTCTCTTCAACAGCTTCTTCAACAACCTCATCCTTCACTTCTGACATTAATCTCTCCCCGTTTTGAATTACTGAACATTTGGTTGAGGCTCTTGCATCTGTTGAGCCATTTGTAGATCACCCTGCTGTAACTGCTGGGCATTCATTTCTTGTTGCATCTCTGATTGAACAGCCTGCTGTTGCATTTGTTGCTCTTGCATCTGCATTTCCTGACCCTGTAGCCCCATCTGCATCTGTTGCATCTGAAGTTCAGCCTGTTGCAGTTGCATCTTCTGCATACCAATCTGGTCGAAATACTGGACCAATTCCTCTGGGAACATCTCCATTACGTCAAATGCTTCATCAGCTTTACGCATGGTTTCTGACAGCAACTTGATCCAAGGGTTCATCCGAATCGGAATCATTAGCTCCTGTTGCATACCAATGGCACGCTCAAGAACTTCCTTGATCTCAGGCATTAGGCCAGCCCACTTTTCCAGCTCCATAGCCTTGTTGGGTTTGCCGCTAGTACCAGCCCTGATCTTGATCTCAGTCAGGGAAAACACCTGATCCTTTGTCATCTGATCCGCAGGCCAGTATGCTGATTGACCCGCGTATCTCTGCACCAACTCAATAGGCATCTCTTGCAAGATCACCTCTGTTGCGTAAGTAGCAATCTCAGAGATGAAATCTTCTAGCTGATCCTTTCGTGCGTCTACACGGGAGGACAAGCCTTCCTGTTGGATGCTGGCTTCAGTTGCAGTTTTAGCTCGACCAACAGAACCACGTTGAGCATCACCAAGACCTGACACCCACTCCA